AACAGCTACGCAATTGTCAAGTGCACTTGCTACTTCATTTACCATGCAATATCCAATTGCGGATAATTTTGGTGGAACACCAGCAGCTGGTAGTTCTAGCGCCATTGGTGCAGTTGTTGGGGCGGATCCCTGGGGCCTGGAAGGCGCCGAAGGTATCCCCGAAATTGACCTCAAGGTCGATTCAATATCTGTTACTGCAATAACCAAAAAGTTGAAAGCCAAATGGACTCCAGAACTTGGTCAAGATCTCAATGCTTACCATAATCTGGATGCGGAGGTTGAACTTACGTCGATTCTCTCTGAGCAAATTGCTCTTGAAATTGATCGAGAGATCATGGAAGATCTTGTCAAAGGTGCAACTGCTAGTACTTATTACTGGTCTCGTTCGCCAGGCCTCTTTGTTAACAGAGAGACTGGTCAAGAGGTTGGAGCTAGCGCACTCGCTCCCGACTTCACCGGTACTGTTTCTGAGTGGTATGAAACTCTTATTGAAACTGTCAATGATGTTTCTGCTCAGATTCACCGTAAGACGCTTCGAGGTGGTGCAAACTTCCTTGTTACGTCACCAGAAGTCGCAAACATCATGGAGTTTACAGCTGGTTTCCGCGCAAGCGTGACCGCCGATGAAAACCGGGGTGTTGCAGGTGCAGACAAGGTTGGTAACCTTAGTAAGAAATTTGACGTTTACGTTGATCCTTACTTCCCACGCAATCTTGTGCTTGTTGTCCGTAAGGGCAATAGCTTCCTTGAAAGTGGCTATGTGTGCGAGGCCTACTCGGTGAGTCAGGCGGATAAACTGAACTAATTTAGTTTAGTTTTAAAACCCTGGATCTAGGTCCAGGGTTTTTTTTATAAAAAGTCAAAAAAGCAATTCACTTTAAAAAAGCGCATATGCCAAAATTTTACGCCGCCCATTTTTTGAGATTTTGAATTTTAGAAACTATTTATTAGAAAGGAGATTTCTACAATGAAACCTAAACAAAAAAGATTACTCGCTAGGAAACAAAAAGCTGCTGCCGCGGCGCCAGTTGAATCGGCCCCGGCCCCCACGCCAGTTTCTGCACCTGCACCTACTGCATCTGCACCTTCTAGCAAAAAAAGAAAGTTCGGATTTAAGAAGCCTGCTAAATAACATTTAGTCTTTTGTGCTCCCCTCAACTATTTATAGAGAGGAGATTTAAATGAATGGCATTGCCTACTTTAAGACCAATTTCTCAAACGAGCACAGTAACTCTTCCTACTGGCAGCGCTCCCTCTGATGTAGAAAATAATGCACAAATGCCCTTTGGGCTTTATTCGAATGCAAGCTCTGGTCGCTTTTCTCAATATTTTTGCTCTGGCGCGGCTGAACAAGTTTCATACACATATAAAAAATTTGGAGGGGATGTTTTAGATATAGAACTAACCAGTGGCAGTGTTTTTGCAGCATACGAAGAAGCCGTACTAGAATATTCCTATATTCTTAATATTCATCAAGCTAAAAATGTTCTTTCTGATTTTTTGGGTGCAACTACTGGCACTTTTGACAATGATGGACAACTACAAAGTGGCGACAGTCTAGTTGGTAAGGAGATTAATCTCAAATTTCCTAGATTTGAATTTGTATATTCTAGAAGAGTAGGATATGGCGTTAGCACTGAAGTCGGGTTCGGAGGAGAGGTTACTATACATACAGCTAGCTTTTCTGGGTCCGATGGAGATCAAGACTTTGATTTACAACAGATTGTATCTTCATCTGCAGCCACAGATTCTACAACTTCTTATTATGGCGCCGTTGGAAACAAAAGAATTAATATAACAAAAATTTATTATAAAACACCGCAAGCCATGTGGAGATTCTATGGATATTATGGTGGTTTAAATACGGTAGGAAATCTTGCCAGCTATGGACAGTGGGCTGACGATTCCACTTTTGAAATAATTCCAGCATGGCAAAACAAGGCTCAAGCCATGGCCTTCGAAGACGCAATATATACAAGAAATAGTCATTATTCATATGAGATCAGGAACAATCGATTAAGAATATATCCCAATATGGTGCCAACTAGCCCAACTCAATATTGGATAGAATTTTATATAGACACAGATGCGTGGGATGCCGGTGATACAGATGGAAGAGGCGGGGGCGCCAGTGGATCCGGAGATTTACGCTGGCATTGTCAAAAGAAACGCTCGGAAATATAAGAAGTAAGTTCACAACAATTCCAATTCCAGGAGAATCCGTGACACTTGATGGCCCAGCACTTCTTACACAGGCCCAAGCAGCACAAGAAAAACTTCGTGAAGAACTTAAAACAACTTTAGATGAATTAACTTATACAAAATTGATGGCATCTGATGCAGAATTAATGGAATCTGTCAACACAATTAACAAAATGATACCTTTAAAGGTATACGTGGGGTAATATAAGTGGGCAATCCAACTGATAAAAATAAATGGTCGCAGCCACAATCACCACCTCCTCCCTTATTTTTGGGAAAAAAGGAGCGCGATTTAGTAAAACAAGTTAATGATGAATTAATTGAAAGAGTTATTGGTCAAGAAATAATTTATTATCCTATAAGTGTTGAACACACTAATTTTCACCCCCTATACGGAGAAGCTACTAAAAAGAATTTTTTAGCCCCTATTCGTGTATACGTATTAGTTACCTGGGAAGGCTACGCGACTACAGTTTCCAGTTTGGGAATCGATAAGAGATTATCGCTAACTGTAAAATTTCATAGAAGAAGATTAACGGAAGATCAAGATTTATATATTAGAGAAGGAGATTTTGTATTGTATGGCCAGGATTATTTCGAAATTATGACAATAAATTATCCTAAACAAATATTTGGTCAAGCGTGGGCTGGGTGGGAACATATTTTTGAAGCCGAAGCAAAATGTGTGAAAGCGCGGGAGGGAACGTTTGATGCCAGCTGATCCTGATGTAAAACGTATAGAAGATAACAATAAAATATTGGATGAATCTTTAATAAATCCTTCTGATTTCGAAACGATTGACTATGCACTTTATGACTTCATAAATGATAAGATGGAGATTAGGGCAGAAACAAATAAAGGTTGGAATCGAGTACCTATTATTTGGGCATCTCCAGAAAGAGCTTTTTTTGTAAAAGAAAAGAAAGAGTTGTATGATTTAGATGGCACGTTAATATATCCTATTATTAGCATTGAAAGGACCTCGATATCAAAAGATTTAGGCAAAAAAGGCAAATTTTTTGGTTCACCCCCTTTTATCACAGATCCACATAGAGGGGGAAGAATTATTGTATCTAGAAGAGTTGTGAAGGACAAAACGAACAATTTTGCTATAGCAGACAATAGGAAACAATTTGGAGACGTCAAAAGAACCCCAGGTCGACAATCATATTATCCCCTGGTAGAAAAGAAAAATAACAAAATTGTTATCGAAACTTTAAGCGTACCGCAGCCCGTTTACGTGAGTATTAATTATGTTGTGACGCTAAAATCAAATTATCAACAACACATGAATCAAATGTTGCAGCCATTTGCGACATTGGGAGGGCATATTAATTCTTTTCTTATCGAGCGCGCCGGTCACACTTATGAGACTTTTTTAAAATCTGATTTAGCGCAAGACAATAATTTAGCTTCTTACGATCAAGAAGAAAGGATATTTCAAACTAAAGTTTCTCTTGAGGTATTGGGATATTTAATTGGAGAGGGCAAAAACCAAGTAAGACCGAAAATTATTCGTCGCGAAAATGCGGTAGAGGTTAAAATACCTAGAGAAAGAGTTATTTTCGGAGACGAACAACAATTTAAGCCAAAAAGTGGATTTTATAGAGATTGATATTATAAAAAGGTTTTTGCTTTATTTTATTACTATTTATTAAAGAAATAGGGATGCTCATTTGAAGGAGAATAGTAAATGTCTTACAAGAAATTTAAGTTTATATCACCGGGAATTTTCATTAATGAAATTGATAATTCTCAATTGCCGCGCCTGCCTGCAGAGATAGGTCCAGCAGTTATTGGCAGATTGGCGCAAGGGCCAGCTTTAAAACCAGTACAAGTTAATTCATTTGAAGAGTTTATTAATATTTTCGGTAACCCTATCCCAGGTGGCAAAGGCGGCGATGTTTTCCGATATGGAAACTATACCGCACCTACATATGCTGCATACGCTGCTCAAGCTTGGCTTAAAAATAATTCTCCTATCACTGTGGTCAGATTACTTGGGCAAACAAACAATGTTGCAACTTCTGGCGCTGGACTAGCCGGTTGGTCAACTACCAATGTAGCGGCTGACGACACATACGCCGACAACGGCGGCGCCTATGGCCTGTTTATATGTGAGGGCGGCGATGCCGCTCTAACTGGAGCTATGCACGGCGTTTCGGGTTTGAGTAGCTGGACGCCCAACAAAGCAGTTACACTGACAGGTACACTAGCGGCTGTTTGGTATGTAAATAACGGTGCACTTGCTCTTTCTGGGGCGATATCGAATACCGGTAGTACTTCGGATTTTGTAGGCGGCGTTAATCATTTTACAGCCTCACTAGGAACTTTTATTGAAGCAGTTGACACTGGGCCAACTTTTAAAGTGGTTATTTATGATGCCACCTCCAATGATATTGTTATTGATACCGCTTTTAATTTTGATAAAGATTCACCAAAATTTATTAGAAAAGTTTTTAATACTAATCCAATTTTAACAAATAGCGATTTGGTGCCGACTGCTGATACTACTCTAAATTATTGGCTTGGGGAGTCTTACGAAGGGTGGCTACTGCGCGGATTTGAGCACGAAGGTCTCACTGGAATATCTGGATCTGTTTCTAGTAATTGTCATGGGATTGTTATGCGTTTGGCCACACCGGATGGAACCACTAACGATGGCGCAGATTTTAGAATGAGTTCAACAAAAAGTCCTAGCATGCAATTTGCAAAAACCGGTTGGTTCTTTTCTCAAGACACAACCGGCGATACTGGATCTTATAATGCTGATTATATGCAGAAATTATTCCGATTCGCCGCACGCGAGTTGGGCGAAGAAACACAGCGTAAAGTCAAAATTAGCATTAGAAATATTAAACCTTCGAACCCAATGGACCCCAACAAATATGGTTCTTTTGATGTGTTGATCAGAGACCTTACGGACAGAGATTCAGACACTAGAATTATAGAACAATATAACAATTGTAATTTAAATCCTTCTTCTGACGACTATATTGCTAAAAAAGTTGGTGATAAATTTCTTAAATGGGACGATACAGACCGGAGATATAGATCTCTTGGGGACTATGAAAATAGGTCTGATTATATATATATTGTAATGAATGAACTGGTTGATGCTGGTAATACAAATGAGGAATATCTTCCTTATGGTGTTTATGGCCCACCCCGTTATAAAGGCTGGGCAATATCCGGTACCGCCGACCAGGGCGGCATTCTGACTGATTATGAATGGTCTGGTGCCTTAACAACTACTGGTACGTTTGTCGAATCAGGAAGCGTCAGCCCCTTCACTAACCCCCTAGGAATAGAGGGAACGTTCCACACAGGAAGCCAGTGGCTCTCCGGTACCGGAGACACGCCTCTCTCAGTGACAGGGACAATGGTTATGGCCCGGTATAAATTCCCGGCACTTAGATTGAGGACGAATAGTTCAGAAGGATCTATAAATGATCCCAGAGACGCTTATTGGGGTGTAGACCCAACTTATAATAGTTCAAGATTTGATGCTAGCACATATGAGTTGCTGCGAACTAAACCAGAAGATTTAGATAGTTGGGATGCTGTAACTGACAAAACTGAAATTTCTTGGGTTTGCTCTTTGGATGATGTTAGAAATGTAAATATAACAAGTAAATTTGATTCTAGCAGCTATGGCGGTGGCGCCACATATGAATCTGGTTCTCGCGTAGGCGGTTATTCTTACACCGCCCATACCGCCTCTGGTGACCTATCAGCGACTGGCGACGTCGCAGGCCCATCTGCAGTCAGCTGGCAGAATGTTATTAAAAACAAGTGATTTCTTTAATAACACTGATTTGGGCAGTGCTGATGGGACTGTCGCTGGCGGAAAAGCTGCTTCAAAAGCTGCGTGGAACTCCGTCGCAGTGGCTATCGATTCACTGCGAGACCCGGAAGTCGTTGAATATAATTTATTGACGATGCCTGGATTAACAGATGCTTCGCTTAATACTAAACTCGTTGATACATGTGAGCTTCGTGGCGATGCTTTAGCAATCATCGATTTAGAAGGCGGATACACACCCCCCCATGAAAACAACAACAGCCGCATTGATCGAAAAGGTGATGTTGATACTGTAGTTACGAACAAAGATAGTAATCTTCAAATTAATAGTAGCTATGGATGTGCTTATTATCCATGGGTACAAATTAGAGATACAATCAATGGGTCGACCTTGTGGGTACCTCCCTCGGTGGTTGCTCTTGGTGCAATGGCCTATGGAGAAGCAAATTCACAACTTTGGTTCGCGCCCGCCGGATTTACAAGAGGTGGCTTAAGCGCAAATCGAGCTGGTGGTATACCAGTTGTTGGTGTTGAAGAAAAGCTTACGGTGAAACAACGTGATAAATTATACGACAATCAGATTAATCCCATTGCTTCTTTCCCGGCAGAAGGTATCGTGATTTTTGGACAAAAGACACTACAAGTCACGCAATCCGCTTTAGATAGAATTAATGTTCGTAGACTTGCAATATTCCTGAAGAAGCAGATTTCAAGATTTGCAGCAACGATTTTGTTTGATCAAAACGTTAAAGTCACGTGGGCTAGGTTTAAGTCTAAAGTTGAGCCTTTCTTGGCAGACGTGAAAGCTGGGTTGGGCGTAGTAGATTATAAAGTTATATTAGACGAGACTACAACCACCCCCGACCTCATCGATAGAAATATTTTGTATGCAAAAATTTATGTTAAACCAGCAAGGGCAATTGAATATATTGCAATTGATTTTGTTATTACAGATTCAGGAGCATCTTTTGAGGATTAAAAATTTAATTTGATTCTATTTATAATAGAAAAGGAGATTTAAAATAAATGGCTAAAAGAGATCAATTTTGGAGTTCAACAACCGTAGATCCTAAAAGAAGCTTTCGTTGGATTTTGATTTTGAATCAAATTCCTACGTATGTAATTAAAACATCGGCAAAACCGCAGTTTACGGTCAGCAGCATCCAACACCAGTTTGTGGCACACACTTTTTATTACCCGGGCCGAATAACGTGGAATGAATTAGAAATTACTTTAGTAGATCCTGTATTTCCAGATGCGACAGCTATCATAGCTAAAACTCTACAAGCTTCTGGTTATGCGCTTCCTGGCACTCAAGCAGATGCAGAGCGATCTTTCAGTAAACGTGACGCCGTTAGTGCTTTAGGTGTTCCAAGTATTCAACAAATAGACGGAAGAGGAAATGCAATTGAAAAATGGAATTTGAGAAATGCATGGATATCAGCTGCCAATTTTGGCACTTTAAGTTATGAAACAGAAGAAATGGTAAATGTTTCTTTAACTTTTAGATATGACTGGGCTGAGTATGAAGGTGCACCCTCTAGTCCTGCAACACCCATTGCAGAACCTGTCATGGTTAATGGAGATGATCAGACAGCAATAATTACAGGATATCAAAAAGAACTTGGAATGATCAGAGGCTAATAATATTTTAATAAGGATTTAGCTATATGGCATTTGAAGACTTTGAAATATTTTCTCCAAAATCATTCCAATTTTGGGCCAACCCTAGTTTAAGACCAAAACGTGAATTTGAGGGTCTTTTAGTGTTCCCTGATGCTATATTTGGTGGTGATGGCACACAAGCTTTAGAACCTTATTTAATAAAAAGTTTTAGCCGCCCCGGCTATGATAGCATCGAAACACAAATTGGTGAATATCAATTGCGATCAGGAGATTTTGCAAAAATAGATTATCCTACTCAAGGATTTAGTACAAAACAGCTTAGAGTTACTTTAATGGATGTCGCTGGTTTTGGATCTTCAGGAGCAGATACTGCAGCTGCAGTACACGCTTCTTTAGCAATGATTCAAAAAACAATGACATTTGAAAGTGAAGCGGCCCGCAGTGATGAAGGGAAGCCCACTGATAAATATAAAAAAATGATAAGCACTTTTGCTGCTTATCCTCGCTTATTTTATATATTTGAGTTAGATGGAAAAGGAGGCCAGCTAGGCACTTGGGAAATCTGGAGCCCTGTTCTTGCTTCCGCCACTTTTTCTGATGTAAATTATGATGGAGATAGATTTGCAACCATTGATTTAGCTTTTAATTACAAAAACTTTAAGTATGATCAAAATTGGGGTGAACGATTATTAAATGACAGGATAAACAGAATAGCAAAAATGTACAGCTGGAACGTCAAAACGAAGAAATAGTTAAAATTTATATACAAACAATATAATATATATAAAAGAGAGGTATATATGAGTTCAAGACACAATGAAGACAGACTGGGACTAATTCCACCGCCCCCGCCGGGTTTCGGGAATTCGAATCAACAAACAACTACGGCAGCTTTAAGCTTTATTACACCTACTGAATTTGTTGAATTGCCAAGCAAAGGTGCATATTATCTTCCAAATCATCCTTTACATAATAAAGAGATAATTGAAATTAAGCACATGACAACAAAAGAAGAAGATATTTTAACTTCTACCGCGTTACTTAAAAGTGGTGTAGCCATTCAAAGGCTGCTCGAAAGTATTATTGTTGATAAAAACATTAAAGTTGATGATCTGCTTTTAGGGGATAAAAATGCTTTAATTGTTGCTGCGAGATCGCATGGTTATGGCGCTTTATATGAAACCTCGGTGACATGTCCTAGTTGCGATGTGCAGCAGCCATATGATTTTGATTTAGACTCTTTAGAAATACATCGTGCTTCAGAAGAGTACACAAATGAAAAAGGTATAAAAGTAACTGAACAAAATACTTTTTTAATACCACTTCCAAAAGTTGATTATACTGTGGAGGTCAGATTATTAACCGGGCATGACGAAAAAAACATTAATAAAATTTCGGCGCATAAAAAGAAACGCAACCTTCCTGAAAATACAATAACAGATTTCCTCAGAGCGATGATTATTTCTGTTAACGGAGTCGATGACCCAAATTCTTTGAATGAGTTTATTAATACTCTTCCTGCACTTCATGCTAGATATATAAGAAAAGTATATGATAAACTCGTTCCTAGTCTAGATCTGGAACATGATTTTAAATGCACCCACTGCAATCACGAGGGGACTTTGGAGGTTCCCCTCACCACGGACTTTTTTTGGCCTAACTCATGAGTACACAGAAACCGTATATGAACAATTTTTCTATATGAAATATTATAGTAGTTGGTCATTAGTAGAATTATATAATCTGCCTGTAGGTCTTAGAAAATGGTTTTTCGAAAAACTACTAGAACAAAAAGAGGCTGAAGCCGAATCTACCCGAAAAAGTTAATTGTTAACCATAAAGGGAATTAATTAAAAATGTCTTATTTAACTATTTATAGAAGGTGAGGCATATTTTAATATTATAAGGAATCTTTTTGTATGGCTGATGCAAATGACATTACAAAATTACTTGATAAAATAAAAAAAGAATCCCCTGCAGCTGCAGCTGCGCTTGAAAGTGAGTTCACTCAATTAAATGAGAAAATAGCACAATCAAAAACAGTAATTACAGATTTCTACAAAGCCATATCAGAAGGGAGTGCACAAGCCATATCCGAACAAGCTGCATTAAGTAAAGCTTTAAAAAGCACTTATGGTGATTTAATAGACAAAGATAATCAAGCTTCCGAAGCTTCTAAAGTACGTTTAGGCACTTTAGAAAGAATATTACTAACAATACAGAATACAGCAAAAGTCGATGAGGATTTAATAACAGCTACTCAACAACAAGTAGCCCTTGCAACTGCAAAAAAAGCGCAAACCACTCTAAAGAAGGGAAGCGGTGCTGGCGTGGAAGCGTTCGGCGGAGGCGGCGGTCTAACGGGGATTCTCAGTAGTTTGGCCCCAATGATGCTGGGCGCCGCCGCCAAGCCATCTGGAGGTGGCATAGGTGGAGTCATTGAAGGCGCCATCGGTAAGGTCACGGGCCTCGCCGGTTCGCTCACCGATGCGCTCAGTGGTTTGGGCAAGAGAGCCAAGGGCATCGTTCAAGGGATTAGTAAAGGTATTAATAAACTCATATCCGGAGCTGCCGCAGCCGCCGCGGCAGCCACAACCAGTATACTTCCGAGCATCATGTCATTTGTGAAAAAAACATACTTGGAACTTAGTACATTAACCACGGGATTTGCTTCATTGACTGGCCAAATAATGAACTATGACGGAGCAGTTAGAAAAGGATCAAAAGTTACTGCAACTTTTGCTTCCAGCATAATTCTTTTACAAAGACGGAACCAAGCATTGGGCGCCACTATTAAATCTATTACAGATGTATATACGAAGTTTTTTACGCAATCTAGAACCTTTGCAAAACTTCTGGGTACAAATACTGCCAGGAGCCGCGCCGCCGCCGATGCGCTAGCCGAAATGTCCTTTAGATTTACCAAAGCTGGCTTATCTACTGAAACATATGGAAAAGCTGTTGATGTCTTGGGTAAGACATATCGCCGTTCAGACATTGTATACCAAAGTCAAAAATTAGGGCTTGAATTGATCAATATCGCGAGAGTTAGTGATCAATTACCAGACAAAGTTGGTAAAGATTTTGGCGATGCGATGAATCAGTTAGCAGCATATTCGTTACCACAGGCGATAAAAATATTTAAAAGGCTTTCTATCACAGCTGCTGAAACTGGCATAGAAGTCGCTACGCTATTGAAGACCATGGGCCAATTTGACACAATGGAAACCGCTGCCGAGATGACGGGCAAGCTCAATGCTCTATTAGAGGGCCCCTATCTTAACACTCTTGATTTAGTTAATGCATCTGAATCTGAAAGACATGTTATGCTTCAAAGGGCATTCAAACAATCAGGCACAAATTTTAATGAAATGGGTAAATATATGAAACTGTCCATTGCCGGGGTGTTGGGAACGAATGTACAAGAAGCACAACGAATGTTTATGGGAGATCAAAGAGATATAGAAGGAAAAATAAAAGCAACTAAAACTTTAGGCATTAGTTATGGACAACTAACCGCAGGTGCCGAAAGAAATGCAACTTCTATCAACGATCAGATGACAGCAGCTGGCCAATCAGCAGTTTTGCTAGAGGGTGCATTTGATAAAGTCGATAAATCAATGAGAAAAGCGCTTAAAGCATTTCGACTGGCAGGCGAAGCGTTTAGAACAATGGTCGGCAATGTTGTTATTGGGGCGCTTGATACGATAGACACCAAAATCGAGGGAATTTTAAATCGCGCACGATCTGGAGACTGGACGGGGTTTGTAGGAGACGTCAGCAAAATTCTACTTCTATTGAAAGTAGTAGGTCCCGGACGCCTGGCAACTATGATTGGCGCTGGCGCGGCCATTACCGGCGGCGCCACCGCAACGACGCCAGCACCAGCAGCTCCGGGTGTTGTACAGCCTGGCGTCAACCCTGGAAAAACAATGCAGCAATTGCAGTCTACAAGCGCGGCGGGAATTGACCCAGATACAATGAGCACCGCCATCGCCCAGGCCATTGTCTACGCATTCACAGCAAATCCGGATATATTCAAGACCGTCCTCAATATTGATGGCATCAAATTTGCTGAAGCAACAGCGAAACACTCGCCCGTTAATAGTATTGCCCCCGCACGGTTGGGCGGATAAGGAGAATAAGCCAAGATGGTTCAAAAATTAAAAACTGACGGACGGAAACTATCATATAAAATATTTTGGTTTCAGCCACTGCATGTTGATGTGCCCGCAGTAGGCATCCCAGTTGAAAATTTGACCTTAAATCAGAATTTTAGGCCCACCTATAATAGACAAGAAGCTTATGGGCGCATGGATCCTATTGTAACATATAAGAACACAACGAGATCAATAAGTGTTAATTTTAGTTGTCAAGCACATCACTTACTTGATGGGCCCGAAGGCGTTGTTAACAATATACGCAGTATTAATAAGTTAACTCAGCTTTTGTATCCATCATATTATGGAGCAGGGGGCAATTTAGCAATATTAAATTCTCCTCCATTTTTTAGAATAGTTTATGGAAATTATGTTGGAAGCTTTAATCCAACGGGTGATTTATTGGGAAGCGAGTCTGGATTAACTGGTTATATAACAAGCTTTAATCATCAATTGGGGAAAGTAGCCAGAAACGTTACTTTTGCAAATGGAAATGACGGATATATAAGGGCGGTCCCAAGAGAAGTTCGAGTATCCTTCAGCTTCGAGGTTGTGCATGATAAACTAGTTGGCTGGCATAACAACAAATTTAGTCCAGATGGCTATGGTGATAATTTCCCTTATAATGCTGGAAATTTCCTAGACAAAGAGGAGGCAGCTGCGATACATAACGCAGCATTCGGGGAATTTGATGAAGATCTTAGTGATACACCAAATAGCAAAACCACGGCAGCAGGAAATCCTAGTACTATAGAGGAACCCGCGGCCCCTGCGACTGATACTGCGGCCGAGAAGAAGAGCGCACATAACGGCAAAAAGGGCCCCGCGGCCGAAGTAACATATCATAAAATAACTAACCTCACGAACGGCGGGTGCATGATTGCTGGCAAAGATTATACCAGAAAATTGTCCCAGGACTCCGACCTTCTGAGCTGCGACGTCCGAGCCGCCGCAGGAGAACTAGGCGGTACTCTCGATTGGACTCCCGGCCACGCGTCTATTAGAGTTCCCAGTTCATCGGAAAAGGAGTAAACAGGTGGCATATCAATTTTCAAGATATCAAAATAGAGAAATTTTTAAAAACACAGATCCAAGTTATATAAACCAATTTTCCTCTAGAAACGTGAACTATATTAATCAGTTCACTACTGCTAAATTTGGCTGGAGCCCAAACTTTCAGGTAGAAGAAGAATATTATATAGCAGGCGATATAGTTATGATTCCACAGCCATTGGAAGCGATTTTAGATTTTTTTACATAGGAATAAATTAGAATATGGCAGAAGAAAAAAACGGGGTTCAACAGAGTACACTCCCCGCGGCCTGCGGGCGCGGAAGTGGAGTAACTGGAAATAAGCTGTTTCTAGATGCAAGCTTAAAACAAGCATGGTGGAAACAGGGTTATTTAATGAGTTACGCTGATCGTCTTGGGATTACATTAAAAACCAATCAAAATCCTAGTAGATATATTAAATTACTTGAAATGCCTAATAATAGTGATGCTTTTGTTAATCGTTTAACAACAAATGAATCTGTAATGTCTTTTTTCGATGGGCGCCCAATAGATTATAGTCAACTGGTGCCACACATTGAAATATATAAAGTATATTTAACGAAAGATAAAA